TCCCTGAACGGCGGCACCCTGTCTGTGAATGACGTTAAGGCCGTCACCAACGGTGGCTTTGACATCACTGTTGCCAGCACGCTCCACAAGGTTGCGGCTCTGGACTTCAGCTCGGTCAATACCGTGAGCGACGTTGCTACCATTCTTCAGGCCGCTATCGACACGGCTTCTGTGCCTGTCACCGTCAAAGCGGTCGGCAACGGCGTTGTGCTTACCACGACCGCCACTGGCGCGTCTGCCACTATCACGTTCGCGTCTGCTCCTACGACTGCGGATACCACGGACGTTTTGGCTATCCTTGGTCTCACTTCCGCCGCCGGAGCCACTGTCACGGCGGGCTCGGATGGCACCAGCGAAGACACTGTGCTTCTTACCGGAGCGCGTTTCCTCGGGACGTTCACCGCAGGAGAAGCTCCCTGCAACAACATCGCTCTCGTTGAGCTTCTCTAAGGAGATGAAGAATGAGCCTGAAAAGATTCAATAACGCTGCTCCTACCAGCGGCGCGGCGTGCAACGTCACTGCCGCCGATATTGCGTTTGAGCTTACCACCCAACTGGACAGCCAGTTCTATGACGTCCTGTATCCTGACCGTGAATGGTACAACATCGTTCTCGAAGAGCAGATCTACAGCGACATCAATCCCGGCGCAACGTCTTATGCCTACATGAGCCGCAACCGCCACGGCGCGGCGGCCTTTATCGGCCATGGCCCGAACAATGACATCCCGATGGTCGGTCAGTCCATGGGTGCTGTTCAGGTGCCTATCGCCTATGCCGCTGTTGGCGCGGAAGTTACCAACGAAGATGCCCGCCAGTACAGCTTCGGCGTGAACGGCAATCTGGCTCAGGATCTTGGTGGTGCCATGCGCGAAGCGTGTGACAACCTGATGGAACTGAGCATCATCTTCGGTACTCCCGACCTTGGCTTCAACGGCTGGATCAACTATCCCGGCCTGACGGTCATGACTCCGGAAGCTTCTTCCGCTGTCCCGGCCTCTACTAAATGGGAAGACAAGAACGGCGTTGAAATCGTTCGCGATATCAACTCTGCCCTGAACTTCTTGTGGCAGAACAGCCGCACGATCTTCAAGCCGACCACCATCTTCCTTCCCCTGAAGCAGTTCGCCCAGATCACCAACATGCCTATGGTTATCGGCGCGACGAGCGCCTCCAGCGGCACTGGCATCGCCGTCAACGTGATCGACTACGTTGTTACCAACAACGTTATGTATCGCGTGACCGGGCGGGAATTGGAAATCATTCCCTCTCGTTACCTTGAAGGCGCGGGCGCGGGCGGTTTTGACCGCATGGTCATCATGGATCGCCGCAAGGAGAACCAGATCCTGCCCTTCCCCCTGCCCTATCAGCTCAGCGAGCCTCAGCCGAAGCCTCTCGCTGTTGCATGGTACGCCGAAAACAAGTTCGGCTCCTACCATGTTCGTCAGCAGGGCTCCATGGCTTACGTGGACGGCATCTAAACCATCAAGGGCTCCTAGTCGCCTAGGAGCCCTTCTCCAAAGGAGACGCAATGATTATCGGCAATCGCTCTGAAACCCCTCGTACCATCTGCATCCGAGAAAGGCACTACCTGATCCCGCCTATGGGTTTTGTGACCCTTCCGGATGATAACAGCACGACCGAAGCTCTTGAAGCCCTCAAGAAGGTTGAAACCGTCAAGAAGCTGATGGACATGGGCGTGTTGGTGTTTGGGGAAAAGGTAAATCCTTATGCGGCACCTGCCAAGGTGAAAGGGCCTCAGCCCCCTGCTGAGCTGCTCGCCGAACCCCAGAACGAAAAGGTTTCCAGAGGGAAGCCTAGAAAGACCAAGGAAACAATGCAGGTGTGACCATGAACTGTTCTAAGAAGCCTATCCCAATGGACGGGATGGTAACATGCGTTGACGGGGAGTTGACGTTTGTAGACGAAAAGTTCTTGGAGTTCTATCCGGAGTTTTCTCGTGTTCCGTCCATGTCAGTCAATACGTCGGGTACAACGAGTGTAGCTATTTTGCGTGAATGTTCGTTTGGCCCTATGTTCCAGTTGGCTGTAGGACTTCTTACAGCGCATCGATTGGCTACCTTGTATGACCTTGGTGAGGAGTATACCGATGGAGGGATGAAAGATCAAAGCTCCTCTGAAGTGGGAACTAACATCTCAGCCGCCACTGGTTCTCTTTCCCAAGGTTCTGCTCCTCTGTCGTTGGTGATGGGAGACGATCCTTTCACCGTCGACTTAGCGGGAACTAAATACGGACTCCAACTGCTCGCTCTCATCAGCACTTGGATACCAGCCGCTGATATTATTGGCGGCAGACCAATTGGTCGCTTCTTGTACTCATTGCAATGGCCTCCTGTGAACGCAGGGTACTGATATGAAAACGAGCCTGAAGTTGAAACGACAGCCTGTCCAGAACATGGAAGCCCTCCGTAAGATCAAGTCTGCTTTAAAGTACGCGGATAAGAAGGAGGTTGCAGTTGGCTATCCCGTAGACGCTTCGGGACTTGGGGTTCCTGAACCCAACTATGACGATGAAGCCTCGATCATTGAAGTCGCGTTGAAGAACAACTACGGGTTAGGTGTTCCCAGACGTGCATTCATGGACTTGGCTTCTCAATACATGAAAAAGACGTACAAAGAAGTAATGGAAGAGTTAGGGCCTAAACTTCTGAGCGGAGACGCGACGTTGGAAAAGGTTCTAGAGGTTGCCGGACTAGCCGCCGCTGAAGACGTACGAAAGGCCATTACGGAAGGCGAATGGCAACCTAACTCCAAGGCCACCATTGAGAGGAAGGGATCTGACGTTCCTCTCATCGACACGATGACTATGCATAATAGGGCAACTCACATGGTGAGGGATAAGTCATGACAGCGATACCTATGAATTTCGACAAGGTCACGCGAGCCTTCTCCAAAGTTGTTCAGGTTGTTCATTGTGTCGGAAAACACGTGGACGGGGTATGGGAAGAAGAGCAGATTGGAGAGCCTGAACCGCTGAGGGCAATCGTGTTAGCCCTTACTATAGAGCAGCTTGAATTCTATTCCGACGGAAACTCCTCGTCTGGCGGTATCTCCGTTACAACGGACAAGGAGCTGTTCTATTCTGATGTAAACGAGGAAGGACTGGAACACCGTCAAGATTACGTGCTGTACAAGGGGTTCAAGTTCAAGGTCAGGGGAACAGGGTTCATGATGGGGAATACCAATAAGCATATCTACCACTGCGTAAGGTACTTCACATGAGCGATGTTATTCAACTCACTCCTCAAATGGTCAATGTCCTTCTTAAGGACTACTTTGACTCGTTCTTTGGATGGGATCCTGAACCTAACAGAGTTCTTGTTGAAACTCAGGCAGGAACGAGACCGCCAAAGGGATTGTACATCACCTTGTGGTGGAGAAATATCGAGGTTATGCGTCAGGATCCAGGCGGAACATTCTCATGTTCTCCTGATACTGGCCCGATTGAGAGCCTGATAAACCTTTCCCTGTGCGAAGTGCAGGTGACTTTTAGAGGGCCGAACGCGCTTGAAAGTGCGGTAAACGCTCGCTTGTCATTGGGCTCTTCAGCAAGGGCTTTTGATCTATGGAAGCTTCTTGGCTATTCGGGTACGAGTGGAATACAAGATCTTAGCGCCTATTACAATGGCGCAATTCAGCCTAGAAGCTACTTCAACTTTTATTTTTATGCCCTCTTCAACAGAGAGTATCCAGCAGACTACTTCGATAAATCGAAGTGGAATGTTAACGGCATTGAAATCACAATCCCTGGAGAGAAGCCGGTATGCCCGTAGTCAGTTGCGCTAAGACGAGTTTGCCTCGTTCCCTTGACGTTCCTGTGTCCCTGTCTCGTTCTGTCGCCGAAACTGCGACGGATATGACCATGATGTGCTTTGTTACTCCCGGTGTGGCTTTCCCTCCCGGCAATGACAGAGTGCAGTTCTTTTCCACCTTTGACGCTGTGCAAGGCGCGGTTCCCGAGAACTCTGAGGCCATATTCGCGGCTCAGGCGTTCTTCAACCGTTCCGACCGTCCTCGGACCATGTGCATCGGTCGCGTGTTTACGAATCCGACCAACGGCACTCTCGTGTCCGGCCCTATTACGCTGAGCAATCTTGCCAACGTTCAGAACGGTGGTTTCACTATCAGCGTGGGCGACGCCTCCTACACCGTCGCTAACCTGACCTTTGGCCTGAACCCGACAATGACTGACGTGATTCGTCAGTTGAATACCCAGATGTCGGATTTTGCTAACACTGTTGCCAACGCTGACGGTGAAAGCCTTACCATCACCACCAAAACCGTTGGTGATGGTTCTGACATAAGCTACGCTGGAACTCCTACCGAGTTCACTGATGTGAGCCCGCTTCTCAAGCTCACTTCCGCTACGGGAGCGTCCATTGAGAACGGGGAAGAAACCACTGAAAATACCCCCGCCAAACTGGTTTCAGGAGCTATTACCGATCTCTCTGGCCTCGAAAACCTCACTGACGGTTCTTTCGACATTGAAGTGGACGGAGCCAAGGTGCAGGTTCGTGATGTGACGACCGGGGATTCTGTGACCCTTGCGACCCTTGCAACCGCGCTTAACTCCAAGATGTCTGGCAAGGCTACATTCACGGTGGACACCCCCAATAACCAGCTCATCCTGACGACCGCCAGCGCCAGCACTAGAACCGCTTCTGAGCTTGCGTATGCTGTGACTGCCTCCTCTGCCGCTGGAACGGACATTTCCGCCCTGCTCAAGCTGACTCAGTCCACGGCTACTTCCCTTGTTCAGGGAACCGCTACGAACGTGGAACACCCTGCTGAACTCACCTCTGGTGAGATCACCTTGGCAGATCTGTACAACGTAACGGACGGAGCCATGACCCTAGTCATGAACGGGGCAACGGTTAACCTGTATGGCCTCAACTTCGCCACCTATGGGAGCAGTCTGACTCTCAATGAAGTGGTTCAGATCCTTACGGCGGCTATCGGCTCCAACGTCCTTGTGGAAGTGAGCGGTCAGTCTATTGTGATCTCTACGAACCAGAAGGGCGAAAGCGTCACGATTGGCTACGCGTCTTCTGCTTCGTCTATCACCGACCTGTCCGCAATTCTGGCTCTTACCCAGAGCACGGCGGCTTCTCGTATCGATGGTTACACTCCGGGCGGCCTCGTTTCTGAAGTGGCTCTCATTCAGACCGCCGCTCGTTGCGCGGGTCGCAGCGTGTTCGCATGGACGTTGGATCGGCAGTATCGTGATACGCAGGATCAGAAGGATTTCGCTGACTGGGCAGAAGCTCAGGATCAGGCGTACTTCTCTGCCTGCACCAACAGCGTTCAGGCATACAATACTGCGGACACGACCAACATCGGGTTCTATGCCCACAACAAGGGGTACATCAAGACCTCGGTTATGTACCATAACAATCCGCAGGTGTATCCGGACGTGTCCTACGCGGCCTTGGCTCTGTCGGTCAATTACGCGCTGGAGAACTCCACGCTGACCATGAAGTTCAAGCAGCTCACCGGGATTGAAACTGTTCCGCTCACGGAAACTCAGCTTTCTTCCCTTAAAGCTCGCCGCATCAACACCTACGTGTCCATGGGCAACTCTTCCTCTGTCGTGCGTGAAGGTGTGCAGTCGGCTGATTCGTGGTTCACGGACAGCCATGTGAACCTCTCCAACTACAAGGAAGAACTTCAGGTTGAAGTGTTCAACGTGTTCATGCGCAACAAGAAGGTGAAGTACACCTCCGCCGGACAGGATCTTCTTGTTTCTGCCGCAGCGAAGATCAATAACCGTTACATTCGCAACGGCACTTTCGCTGATCGTGAAGAGGAAACGACCGATAACGAAACGGGTTACACAACTCTTCCGGCATGCACGATTACTCCGGCTCCGATCTACAGCGCAACGACTTCAGAGCGGGCAAATCGTGTTGCTCCCCCTATCGCTATTGTGGCGTATGAGGCCGGAGCCTTCCACTCCGTCGCCATTGACGTCACTGTTTACAACTAAGGAGAAGCAGGAATGCGTACCATTTATAATCAGGCTTCCACGAGTATCGTCGTGGACGGCAACCAGATCTACGACCTGTTTGAAGGTGCTACCATCACGTACACCTTTGACGGCGGCGAAGTCGCCAAAACGCAGGGCACTGACGGCGCGGGCATCAACATTGCCACCAATCAGGGCTCTACCCTTCAGTTCACACTGAAGGAAACTTCCCGCTCCATTGCCTTCCTGAACAACCTGCGCTTGCGGCAGGAGAACGGCGGCCTTGGTGTGACCGTTGTAGCCAGAACCGGAGCCAACATCCTGCTTACCATGACCAACGCCTATATCAGCCGTCCCGGTCAGCTTGCCACTGGCGACAAGCAGATGGCCGGATTGCAGTTCACCCTGACCACGGCTGAAGACGACATTACCAACCTGACTGTGGAGGGGTAAATGAGAGACCTCAAGTCGGGAATGGGTGAGTTCAAGGTGAACGGTAGAACGTATAAGTTCGACCTCCTGCCTCCCATGGAAGCAATTGACTTTGGGAGCCGTGTTCTTAAGGCCGCTGGCGGAGCCCTTGTATCCATTTGCGGTGAAGGCGAAGTGCACTACGACGCCATTGCTAAGGCTCTCAGCGTCGTTGAAGCGTCGGAACTCAGTGCGCTCATGAAGGAAGCCCTCAAACGTTCGTATACGCCTGAGCAGGAACCCCTCAGCAACGAAGCTGTGTTCCATTCTTGGTTCAACCAAAACCCTCAAGACCTCTTTGTTGCGGGAGCGTTGGCTGTCTTTGAACAGGTGAGGGATTTTTTTCCCTCTGGGCTGAGTACAGCCGTACGAAACTCCACCCCGCAACGGTAGGTATAAGCGTCCCAGTACCTGACTCCCATCAGGACGTGATCCTAGTCAATCGGCTCCTTAGACATGGTCTTTGTACCTATAAGGAGCTCATTGACGGGACGCTGTCGTTGAAAGACGTTGTATTCTTGATGAAGTGTGCAGACTGGGAAGATTACGCCACGAGCTACGTAAGAGTAATGCAGGAAGGTTAGTATGGCTGTTGTAGACGAACTAGTCACAGTACTGAGTACTGTTCTCGGTGACGGAAGCGAGAAGGCAGTAGACACCTATAAAAAGGGTCTTGACGGCGTTGTTGCGACTGTCAAAGAGGCGACAAAGCGATTCGCAATGGCGGCTACTGGTCTTACTGCATTCGTAGCCGGGGCAGTCAACAGCGCGGCATCCATCCAGAAGGTATCTGAAACCACTGGCGTCAGCACTGACGCCCTCCAGGAATGGGCTTATGCTGCAAAGAGCGTAGGCGTCTCCGCGAGTGCCGTTGAAAGTGACCTCGCTAAGATGCAGAAGCAAGCCATGTGGACGGGTCGCTCACTTGAATCGTGGGCGGATACGTTCAAGGGCATGAGTGCTCCTCAGGCGAATATGTGGGGTGAGGCCATTGGCATCTCACCTGACACTGTTCGCCTCTTGCGCGAAGGCCGTGAAGGTATCGCGGCCTTGCGCAAGGAAGCCCATAGCGTGGGCGCAGTTATTTCTCCAGAAGACCTAAAGCGGGCGGCTCAGCTAAAGACAAGCGTTATGTCCCTCACGACTCAATTGCGAGCGTTTGGGACTACTATCGCTATCGGAACGCTTCCTATGATTGACAAACTGGTCACTTCCTTCAAGGAGTGGCTAAACGTCAACAAGGAATGGGTCGCAAGCAACATCACCAAGTTCCTTGAGAACCTTGGAAGGGTCTTCAATGAGCTCTGGGAAGACGGCAAGAAGCTCGTTGATTGGTTCAAGGAAACTCTCGGGCCTATCGGTGACATGGGCAAGAAGCTCTGGGAGGCAACCGACTGGGCAAAGCTCCTTAAGGGTGCGCTAGTCCTGCTGGTGGCCTATTTTGCCCCCGCAATAGCCGCTTTTGGTTTAGCTGTAGGCGCAGTCATTGCCCTCAGTGCGGCCTTTGAAGACTTCATTGCCTTCTTGGAGGGCAAAGACTCCATCATTGGTCGTCTGGTAGACAGCTTTCAAGAAAAGTTCCCTAACTTGGCTAACCTGCTCAAGAACGTCGTAGTTGTGGCGTTCAAGCTGGTGACTCAAACAGCCGAAATCATGTGGGAACTGCTCAAGGACATTGCCAAGGGCATCGGCGGAGTCGTTGAAACCATCATTACCGGGGTAGACAAGGCCATTGGAGCCGCGAGGCAATTGTTTGGGCTTGAAGATCTGAATGAAGACAAGGATCAAGGGCCTCCGCCTACTCGCCAATACAATTGGGACGGACAGCAACGCAATTACAATCCGTATGCCAAATCCCAAGAAGGCGAGGAACAACCACAAGACCAGACTCATCGCAACTATAATCCGTATAAGCAGACGGAACCGACTAAACGCAACTATAATTCTTACGGGGAAGTCAAGCGTCCTGTAGAGCGCAAACCAGAATCTCCCCAAAAGAAAGAAAAGCCTGCATGGTGGGATACGCCTCAGCGCAACTACAATCCTTATGCGAAGTCGGCATCCTCTTCCGCTCCTAAGAACGTCAGCGCAAGGGTTCAGTTGGAAGAGGCGGGTAAGGAGTTGGCAAGAAATTCCACCGCTATGCAGCAGTCTTCCCCTTCTGATAAGGGGCCTGTTATCGTTCCTAAGACTGAGACTCGTCCTAGCGTCACAAACCGCAATCAAACGAATCAGTCTAACATGAACGCCAACGTGAAAATTGAGGTAAGAGATCCTTCCGAGATCGGCCCTGCGCTCAAGAGCCTTGAAACAGCGTACCCTGATGCGCAGATTAACACTCCAGGAACCTATGGACCAAGCGTAGGATAGCATGCTAGCAGACAACTATGAAGCCACTACCGTCTTCACCAACGAAGACACCGGGATTGTAAGACAAGGCTCTGTGGTGGCTGGCGTTTCTGTGTCTGTAAAAGAGGCGGAAAGTCACAGCTTCACCTCTCAAATGACCGATATACCCTTGGAATCAGGGGCGGTCGTGTCAGATCACGTTATCCTGCAGCCTGAACAGTTGTCCGTGTCCATTGCGATGACCAACACCAGTGAAAACGGGGATAACTTTTCGGCTTTCGACCAATTCTACGAAATGTTGAACAGCCGCGAGCCTGTAGAAGTTATCACCGAACACTGGATCTACACTAATATGGTGTTGATTTCGTTTACGCCTAACCACACGGCACCATTCAGACAAGCGTACACCGCTGAATGCGTCTTCAAGAAAGCCAACATGGTCACGTTGAGCGTAGTCGGAAAGTCTCCTACCAAGTTAAAGGGCGGAGCAAAGAAGACTGGAAGCGGTACAGTCAACGCCGGAACAGTGGAATCAGGCAACGCAAGCGACGCCGATAAATCACAAGCCGCTGTTTGGTACGATACGATCAAGAAGGGGTAGCGGATGCCTGTAATCGAACTGCCTTTGACCTCAGACGGCGAAAGAAAGTTCACAACTGAAATTGCAGGGGTGAGCTACCTCTTTCGCACTACCTACGTAATGGGTCAGCAGAATCATTGGGTTTTGGACATATTTGACGAAAATGAGAACCCGTTGGCTTACGGAATCAACATCGTGACGGGAGCTCTCAACCTGCTCAAGGGCTACGGGAATGTGTTTGATGAAATTCACCTGTTAGCCGTTCCCATTTACAACGAGGATCCCTACGGCCCTGAAGCGTTGGGTACGGTCCTGAAGGTTCTTTGGTACACAGAAGGTGAGGATTTTCCTTACAACCTTGGGGATCCCTTGCTTGACATTGATCTCCTATTAAACCTCTTCGAGTAATCTAATGGCTGACAGCGAAAACAGACCTTGGCTACGTAAAGTCCTTGTTACGTTAGGGCCTCTCGCTGAATGGCAAAACAAATCAGCGGGATCCACTGTTCAGTTTGCCAGTGACGGTACCATGAACGGTCTTCGCGTATCCGCTAATATACAAAAGACCCTGATGGGACTTCCTTCGCCTTCTACCATCAAGGTATACAACCTTTCGGACGATACAAGGAACGCAGTAAAGAAAGGGCTCACCAAGCTGACTTTGCAAGCTGGTTGGGAAAACACCAACATGGCTACCATCTACAAAGGCTCTATCATGAACGTCCAGAGTGAGCGAGCAGGAGCGGACATAATCACGTCGTTCCTTGTTCTCCCTGGATTTGGAGCCTTGGCTATGGGAGCCTCTAGCGTTACTTTTGGCCCTGGAACGTCCATTTCAGCCGCCGCTGGTCAGCTTGGCAAGGATCTCCCCGGAATCACAGTGAACCCTGAGAGCTTCCAAGGCGTAGAGGGGAACATTGGAGGAAAGGGCTGGAGCTACGCGGGATCTACCAAAGACGGTCTTAATCGTTTGGCAGAAGAATACGGCTTTTCTTGGTCAGTTCAGGAAGGCACCCTCAAGTGCATGGGAGACAAGTTCATGCTCGGCTCCTCAGTGGAGCTCAACGGAGACAATGGCGGTCTGATTAACATCTCCCCAATCCTATCAGGGCCTCTTCAGTGGACTACCGGGGTTAAGATCAAGGCGTTGTACGTGCCGGGTATCACAGTAGGCTCCTCTGTGAAGGTGTCCAGCAAGTTGAACAAAAGCCTCTCGGGAACGTATCGCGTTCATACCATTGGAATCGACTTGGATACGTACTCCTCCAACTGGACGATGGACATTGAAAGCTACAAGCTAGGCGTTAAGGTGAAGTGATGGCTGACTACTCAAAGACCTCTCCAAACGAGTCCCAGCGTCTGGTTATTCAGCGCATGTTGGATTCCATGGACATAGCCAAACCTTGCATCATCAAAGAGGTCAAGCCGGGTCCTCCATTGAAGGTCACGGTTCAGCCCACTGAACGCATGAAGATTACCATTGGACAAGAAACCAAGTACATGGCTCTTCCTGAGATCAACGACGTTCCTGTCATTCTTCCTTGCGCTCAAACTGCTGGATTCCTACTCACGTTACCATTGAAGCCGGGAGACACGGGTCTGCTCATAGTGGCTGATAAGGACATAACGAATTTCGTTGCTTCTGGGAACATTAACGATCCTCCTGTTGGCTCTGACCCTGAAGTGTCCAATGTAAGGAAGAGGTCACTCACTGATGTAATCTTCATTCCCGGTCTGTCCAGTGATCAGGTTGCTATTCAAAGTTACAACACTGAGAACATTGAGCTAAGGGACTTGACCCGCACGTCCTACATCAGCTTAGGGCCTGATGGTATCACGATGACAGACGGACAGGCGGTCTATTCGATGAAAGGTGGATCCGTAACAACTACGGCTCCGGGTACAGTTGCCACCCAAGCCGATGGAGCAATATCCATGAACACAAGCTCCACCTGCACCATTTCAAGCTCCAACATGGAGCTCAGCGGATCGGGCAACACGATTCAGGGCAACATTACTCAGCGGGACGGCACGTTCACTGACGGCAACGGCAAGAACTCGTCCTCTCACAGACACACTGGCGTTGAATCTGGCGCTGATACGTCAGGGCCTGTCGCATAAGGATCGCTATATGTCATGGGACTTCCGACTTAATGAAAATTGGGATCTATCGCCTGGCGAAGTGACCGGGTCTGACGAAGTCATGCAAAGGCTTAAGCTGAGGCTTCTTCGCGAGTTGGGAGAATGGTTCTTAGACACAACAGCGGGACTCCCTTGGTATCAGGATGGTCATGGCATGCTGGGAGCCAAAATGTCCCAGCAGAACAACGTTCTCTTGCTCATTCGTCGTTGCGTTATGGGCACTGAAGGCGTAAAGGCCATTGAAAAGCTCACCACCAGATACATACTGGGCAACAGAACCTTCTCTGTATACATCAGGGTAATCCTTACAGATCGCACTGTGAGAGAGCTTACTTTGCCCGTCACCGCTTCAACCTTTGCAGCGTAGGATCAATTATGGCTAACTTTGAATACGGAATGCTTTCCCAAGGGTTCGTTCCTAAGCGTCTTGTCGACATCAACAATGACATGCTGGAACGAGTTGAGGCCATTCAAGACCCGAAGACAGGTGAGTTCCCTTTCGCCAATTCGTCTGGTGATACAATTCTTACTCAACTTGTAGGCATCTTTTCCAACGCTTTGTCTGAGTGCTGGGAAGCGGCCTATGACGCCAGCATACAATTCAACCCGTTGTACAATACCGGGGCAGGTCAGAGCGGCACTGTTCAGTTGAACGGCATCGTGCGCAAGCCGGGAAGCGAAACGATTATCATTTGCACCTGCTCTGGTGCTGCTGGAACGCTAATTACTCAAGGTTCACTCATTGGAGACCGACAGGGCACGAACAGCTATCAGGCTATGGCGAATTATATCATTGGAACCAACGGAACCGTTGAAGGACGATTCCAATGTACGACAAAGGGTGCGATTGACCCTGCTGTTGGTTCTATCAATACGATACAAACCGCTACGGCGGGATGGTACAGCGTATCAAACACGTCCACTAGTTCCGTCGGTACGCCTGAGGAAACTGACGATGAGCTCAGGAAGCGTCAGCAGTTGTCCACCAGCCTTACCAGCTATCGTCAGATTGAGGCCATTTACTCGGCAATCATTGCTGTAGACGGCGTTACCTACTGTCGGGTCTACCAGAATGCGCTGACCAACCCTGAGGACTCTAGAGGCATTCCTTACAAGGAAATTTCCCCGGTGGTAGTGGGAGGAGAACCAGAGGACATTGCCAACGCCATGTTCTTGCGCATGCCTGTAACGATCCAAGGCTACGGCAACACTCTTGTGACTTTGAGGGACAAACAGAACCAGCCTTACAATATCAGGTTCATGCGTCCTACGATGGTTCCCATTTTTGTGGATATCACAATCCGTGTCACCGACTCTGCAGTCTTCCCCAGCAATTACGCCGAATTGATCAAGCAGAGCATTGTTGATTACTCTGTTTATGATATCATGGCAAATACAGGCTTCCCTCCTGGCGAGCCTGTTATCAGAACAAGGCTCTTCACGCCTATCAACGATGCGTGCAACGGATTCTCGATCGTGAACATGACTATTGGAACGTCGGCAAAAGCTCAAGGCAAGGTGGACATTCCAATTGATTGGAACGAGGCGTCCGAATTCACGGTTGATAATATCACCGTAACTTTGGTGGACTAGCATATGGCTGCAACTGAAAAGCTAAACGTAGACTTCTCCAAGGAGCGAATAGACCTTGTAACGCAGGGTACTGGACTGGCGTTGTCTCAGTTCAGTAACTCTTGCATGTTAGGTCAATTCTTCGCAGCCTTCCTTGAAGAATCTCAGGAACTGTTCGACAGCATCCTTGCGATGGAAGAAGGTCGTACGTTATATGCCGCCAAGGGCAGTAATCTTGATGCTTTAGGTCGCATAGTAGGGGAGCCAAGAACGGCTTTTCAGTACAGTGACCTCAGCTACATGTGGGCCGATAGAAATTCACAAGGTGTAGATAAGATTGAAGTATGGGTTACAAATGCAACTTTGTCTAGCAAAGTCATCCCTAACGACTCAACTTATCGCAACAGAATACTGGGTAAGATTCTTAAAAATTTCACATTGGCTGCGTCTGTTCCAGAAATTTTGAATCTTATTTCAAATTTGTACGGCTATGATGTTAGTTTTGTGAAAAAAGGCCCTTTTACTATAGACTTAATGTTGCCTTCAACAATCAGCACCACAGTGTACTCGGCTTTGACCAGATTCTTTAATGACTTAACAGTAGAGCGTAACTGTTATGTAAGCTATCCAGCCACCTTGTCTATTGAAGATGTAATATTTGCGCCCAAGAACTACTTTTGTGCTGACCGAATGGGAGGTCAGCAGTGTGACTCAGGAAGAGCTGGAGTCACTACTCATAAATACATCACGGGGAATTAAAGATGGCAAACCAAGACAGAGTCAATTTCGTTTGGGCGGAAACTGCGCTCACGACTATTCCGACTGTTCCGGTATCCGAGGTCGCGTATAGGGACACTACGCAGACCCCTGAACAAATGGAAGTTGGTCAGCAATATGACACAATTTACAACTCCGCCCGACACAACCAGTTGTTGTTTCTCATTACCTCGGTCGCAAAGACCTTGTGTGAGAACGGCATAATGCCTTTCCTTGCGGGTCAGGAATACTCGCAATACGCTCGCTGCATTTTTACCGACGGAAAAATATACTACGCCTCTAGAGCGATTGAGGCTAACGAGTCCCCGTATCCTACCCCAAAAGATGAATCCAATGTTTGGTTTCGTGAAAATAGCGGCGGCGGCGGCGTTTCAGCAGGCGCGGTAGTACCTTACTACAAAGTAACCCTTGGAGGCCCTGAAAGCAGAAATCCCATTTTTTGGGGACAAGACGAGTTTGACCCTACTTGGCTCCTATGCGACGGAGGCAGTGACGGTAGAGGAGGCACGGTTCCCAATTTGAGTGAAAGGTTTGTCTTGGGCACCACTAATATTAGTGACATTGGCAACACAGGAGGAGGGTATTCTGGCAGCGTTACAGGAACAATTTCTTCCACTGTAGCTGGTGGTACGGTCAGTGCGTCCACGACTGTTGCGACCAACACAGGTACTACCACAGCTACTGGCTCTAACTCACAAACTAACGTGACCGCAACAACAACAGCAGTAACAACGTCAGGAACTGTAGGTAATACTACCATAAGTGTTGCCACTATGCCAAGTCATAACCACCAATTGCGTTACGTCTTAGGCTCTCAAGGTGGAACTAACCACTACGCAGTGGCCTTAGAATCCGAAGGTTCTTTTAACGGTGCTTTTATAAGCAATACGGGATCAAATGGCGCGCATTCGCATTCTTTAACGATGAACGTGCATTCGCATTATCTCTCTAGTAACACGCACACTCACACGTTCACAGGCTCTCCTCACAACCATACAATTCCAAGCTTAACTGTGAACGCTCCTACGTTTACTGGAACGGCGCACACCCATACGTTTACTGGATCGGCTACTATCTCTGCTCCTCCATATTATACTCTGTGCTATTTTATAAAGCTTCCCGAATAGGAGTTCCACCGTGCAAAGACTTATGATTGATTTTTTAGCAAGACGTATTATGTCTGACAAGATCACAGTGACTATTCCTGACACTTATGAATTCAAACAGCTGTTTGTCGATGGAAATAAGGTGTCCTTTGTTCAATGTTACGGTGATCATGGAGAAGTTGAGTTTGAGGATAAAAAGCACGCAAATTTGAACGTGGACTCTGAGTTCATTTCCAATGAACTTTCTTACTACAAAACTTTGTTTGATGAAGTGTATACTGAAATATTGTCACGTCAGAAAGCCAACGAAACGAAACCAGAAGACTTGGTAAGAGAAGTAAGAAATAATCTTCTCTACCTTACAGACTATCTGATGCTCCCTGATGCGCCTATCAGTGAATCCGAAAAGGAAGAAGTCATTGCGTATCGTCAAGATCTTCGTGACCTCACTGACCAGCCGGGGTTCCCTTGGTCTGGCGCGGTGGACAGCCCTGAAGTTCCGTGGCCAGATAAGCCCTCTTTCCTTCAGACGAAATAACGGTTATTGAACTGTAAAACAAAACCCTGCCAAGTATTACCTTGGCAGGGTTTTGTTTTACAAGCTATACATCACAAACTGGTTGATTATGTCAGAACGAATGATCATCCTGTAAGGTTGTTTTTCATCACCACCAACACCTCGGATGTAAATGGTTTCTTCGTCAAGAAGTGACATCTCGTTAATCGCCAGATCAAGTTGCGTAGAGTTGTGATCCTTAAGTGACATAGTTACGAAGATATTTTCCTTTTTGTTAGAAACCGAGTTGAATTCATCCACGATGAAAGAAGCGATAGAAGACATATTAACCTCCAATTACGATACCAGTTACGTAACCAAACAACCAAGTTACCACAGCTACACTTATCACTGTTTGTTCACTGACGCGATTACCACGTTTGTCAGCTAATAACAGTGTGACAAGTCCAATCAGGACAACCAGAATAGGTAGCATGTGACTCATATGCACGCTCCTATTCCTATTCCTATCAAGAAACCAACTCCAAAGAATAGAGCAGCAAACACCGCAAGTGCGATCTTTACAGAGTGGATGTCTCTCTTCGTAATCTGCTCTTCCATTAGTCTGCCTCCGCCCAGTTTTTCGCCTCATGGCAATCTACAATCAACGGAACCCTCAACGTAACGCATTCTTCAAGCACTCGCTTAAGTTCCTTGAGTGCTTCTTTTCCCATTTTTGTTGGAGGCACGGATACGTCAATTTCGTCGTGTACGGTAATGTGAGGGGGAAGCACTTCAAATAGCCCTGCCTCGTACGCATCCACCATACCTTTCTTCATGATATCCGCCGCCGTCCCCTGAATCAACCTGTTATACAACGAGTGCAATTTGCGGGAGGGATGCACTCTTGCCCTCCTGCCAAGCAACGTGAATATGTACCCTGCTTGGATAGCCTTTTCCACAACGCGCTTGCGTGTCTGCTTCAGGAAGGGAACCTCCTTGTGGTACGCCTCCATGAACATGACCGCCTCTTCCTTTGACCAATAGAACTTACGGGAGGCCGCTTCCGCACCCATGCCGTATGACGCGCCGAAGTTGAGTCGCTTGGCTGTACGCCTGTCGAACCCAGTGAGATCCTGAATGTGCTGATGGTAGTCCGTCTTCGGGTTATCCCTGTACGTCTGCCGCAGCTCTTCGCTTCCCGGCCCAATTGCGTAATGCGCGCCTATTCGGTACTCAACCTGACTTTGGTCGAGTTTAGCCCACGTGTACCCTTCCTCCGGAATGAACAGCTTGCGCAGGATTTGCCCTTCCAACAGTTCGTCCCCGCCTGAAAACAAGTCGTCTTCCTGCGCTGAAACCTGTTGCAGGTTGGGTTTCGCGCTTGAAAAGCGTCCCGACACAGCTCCGTATCCGTCGCTCTTGAGCGGATGGAACTGGCAATGCAGTCTGTCCCCTACGACGAAGTCGTAGTACGGAATGAGGAACATGTTGGTTAGCGTGTTGTAATGCCGCCACAACAGGATAGTCTTCAGCTTAGGATCAGTCCCGGCCATGACCATACGCGTGATGGCATCCTTGTCCAGATTGGGGTTGCCCTCCTTGCCTTTCATCTTCATGAATTCAGTTGGAGGATTGCGTGGGTACTCAATGCCCTTTCTGTCCAGCACCTTGGCAAGCTGAGTTGACGATCCAATATCGAACTCCCCGCCAGCCCATTCATAAAGGTCTGTTTGAAGTTCGTACATTTTGTCCACCACAGCCAAGGAGGTCTTCTTGAGTCGAGGCATGTCCAGCCTGACCCCTTGTTTGCGCATTTGAATCAGCAACGGTATGAGGCGGCACTCTATGCTATACACCTCATCAAGACCCTGCCTAGAGATGACCTCCCGTTGCTTCTCGATGATTCGCATGGGCAACATGCCGTCCAGCTCGGCATACCGGGCTACAGCTTGCGCTGGCATCCTCCAAATGTGTTCACGAGCGTCCTTGAACTTCCAGCCTTGTTTGGCGCAATACATATCCAACAGGTCTGAAGCCTTCTCTTCGCACCCATAGATTTTAGCCAAGGCGGACAAGCTGTAGGACTGACGGTATTCGTCAATCAACGGCTCAGCGTATTGGATATCTTCAAACGGACCTTTGACTTCAATGCCCATGTTGTTAACGAGCCAGTCAAGATCGTATACGATGTTGGCTCCAACCTTGCGCGTGGGTTTGGCAAGGATGTCCTTGATTATGCGCAGGTTGCGCTCCTTGCGTTCAGGAGTGGTATCAGGATGCGCAATGTCCAAATAGACTGCCTTTTCCTTTGTCGCCAGCGAAACGCCAACAACATACCCGTCCTTACGAAAGACTCCCGGCCCTTTTGATCTAAGGTGAGGGTCTTTCGTTTCAGTGTCTACGCCTATTTCAGTGGCGGAACTCAGCCAATCAAAACTCATTATTCCGCTCCTTTGCTCTTTTAGTTCTTTCCCTCTTTGAGGCCTCATGTGCTAGTGCCTTGCACTCGTCAGAGCAATACTTGAACCTTGCGTCGCCCTTAAAAGGCTGTCCGCACTGCTTGCAATAGATCACGCGGGGCTCAGACCGTTGCGCCGCATTTTTGCACGCATGACAGCAGTAGCGTTGCCAAGGTACAGCAGGAACAAACGTGTTGTAGCAGTCGGGATTGGCGCACGACCTGCGCTCCTGTTCCCTTTCCTTTTGCTCCTTTTTGATCTTAGCGGCAAGGCTGGAATTGCATATGGCACATACAACGGTCTTCGTAGCGTTACCCACAAGCACATTGCGCCCGCAGATCGTGCATGCAAGAACCTTCATAGCGTCTCCTGGATTTTTACCATGCGCAGGAACGTCGCTTTGGGAGGCGAAAATTCCTTTCGTGGCCTTTGCCCTATGCCGAAAGTGCGTCCTGCAAAACGGCATTCCTGCGCATTTTAAGAGTTTGTCTGTTATTTCAGTAGGTTACTTAGAGCTCGCTTCCATCAGACTCAGGACTTCAATGAGAGGCCAATGGCCCTTGTAGTCCGTCTTATAGGGCTGGTCATAAATGACCTTGCGCACCCCAAGGTGGTTGAGAAGCTTCAGGCATGCGTCGCATGGTCCATGCGTTACGTACACTACAGCGTTGCTCCAGTCAGAAAATCCGAACTGGAGAGCCTTGATGCAAGCCCTCATTTCAGCGTGAACGGAGTAGCAACCGTCGCTGTAGAACACTTCCTTTTTGTCCCTTGCGCATTCAGTGCAAGCGTTACCGTCACGGTCTCCGTAGCCTGTTGCAATTATAGAATCATTGCAAACGATGACCGCTCCGCACTTCTTCTTAAGGCACCGGGACTGCTTGGAGGCCTCCCACGCCACGTTCATAAAGCCTCTGTGCCTCTTCCAATCGTATACGCCAACAAAGCGATTCACGAACGACAAGACAGACCATCGCTGTGTAAGTGCTTGGGGACACGATTTCAATTCCTGTGTAATTCCGATGTTGTCTTCTGCAGTGCACTTCTTTTCGCACTCCCTGAACTTGTCAAACGCCCATTCATAGAAGTGCAAATTGAGTGCCTGATGTATATGGTATCCAAGTTTAATTTCAGGATACGTCCTTTGAAGCACCATAAGAGCAGCAAGATGCACGACCCTGAAGAAGGGAAGGTCATACGGCAGACCGTACCAAAGATCATTGGAGCGCATGATAACTTGCATGTGTAGCTTGCCGTTTTGAATGTACAAATTGATGAACATAGTGCAAGGATTGTCGTTGCTGATGTAAGCATGTTCCTTGGAGTACAGAGTCATCACGGCCTTTTTGGATTCCGGATTGTTGCGCAAGCAACTGATTGCGTGATCAAACTGCGTATAGCCGTGAGCGTTCTCATCATGGAAAAGCAAGAACCCGTAGTTGCTGTTTATGGTTTTTCCATCGTCAGAGCACTTGTTCCAAAACTTGCTCATAGCGACGGCGTCGCTCAACTTAAGCGAGCCGCTTGCGTAAAAAGCCAGTTCCTTCTCAAGGTATTCCTGAGAAGGGAACCTTCCGAAGCAATACGGTGAAGCTTCAGGATCAAGCACCAGCGTCACATTGCGCATTTCGTAGAGCCCCTGACCCTTTCGGTTAACAGTGTGGCGACCGTGCTTATGAACGTAGTAAAAGAGATCCAAGAAGTTTACGCACTGCTCTTTCTTAATCTCAAAGACGGTGAACAAGGGATGTTCATCAGTTCCAAGTCGAAGGGTATCCATACGTGTTTTCCTTTAATTTTAAGGTTAATCTGTTCTTTGCCCTTGTTACTCCTACGTAATACGCCCTAAGTTCTGAGTTCATAAACGAAACCCACGTTCGGTACGTCTTGTAGGAGAAGTCTAGAGCCAACACAACGTGGGAGCTTTCGGCTCCCTTCGCCGCGTGAATTGTACTGAGTGTTATATTGGGTTCCTTTTCAAAGTTCTCCTTTGATCTAAGAAGCCTACGAATGAACCCTGCCTCTTCCTGATTGGCATAAACAACGAACCATGGAGAGCTAGGGCAATCCAGTGTAAGAAAGAAGTCCTTGTACAGTTCAAGCAGTCGTTTGGCCTTTTCGTACCCTTTTTCTCTCTTTCTTACTTGCTCGTACAGGGTTATGGCGCGAAGAGACTTAGGATTAACAGCGGGCTTTATCGCATTCTTTTCTACCTTGGAGTAGTTAACTCCTATAAGCCGCAACCACTTTTCAGCCCTATTGAGTTCCGCATGAGTTCTTGCAAGAACCAATGTAGGAGTGTTGGACTCAAAAGATACGTTAGCCCAATTGGTAGCCGAATCTAACACGCCCTCCTCGTCACGAGGATTGAATATCTTTTTGGAGCTTCCCGCTATCCTAGAAGATATCTCCATTGCAAAATGATGAATGGCCTTTGGAAGCCTGTGACTCTGGTCAAGAACTTTGTAGGACGGAACGTCAATGAACCGTTGAACGTCGGCTCCTGCCCATTCGTATACCCCTTGGTCATCGTCACCTGCAATATAGACCTTAGAAGCGTTGCTGAACAGCTTTAGCATCACCTCCCATTGAAGCATAGTCAAGTCCTGCGCCTCGTCTATGAAGACCACGTCCACGGGCAATGGATCTTGAGTTAAGTAACTCTGATACAGTATGTCCGTGAAGTCCATCAATCCATTCTGCTTCTTGTAGCGCAGGTAGTTCTTTTCTACAAAACGCAGCAGTTGTGTATTTGAGTCTTTGATGAATACTTCAAACACATCAGGATTGGTAAGACGAAGTTGGCATGCCACAATGCAACGTGCAGTTTCTGAATGTGGAACCCCTGTTGCATACAGGTCTGACATAACCAGAGGCAAACCCAAAGCGTGGGCAAGTTCTCTATAATGCTCGCTTCCCATTACCTGATCCCTTGTGAGACCAAGTTGGTGATAGCAAATGGAGTGCATGGTTTTAAAGTAAGGAACGTCCTCCTTCTTTAAGTTGAACCTTTTGAGTGCCCGATCTACGCCCTCGTACGCACCCTTCCTTGTGAAGGATACAAAGGCTATCCTTTCGGGAGGTGTGCGCTTGAGCTCTTCTTCTAGCGTATCGAGCAGGAAGGTTGTCTTGCCTGTTCCTGGAGGCCCAATGATCTTGTACAAGTTCATTAGAAATCTCCCTGTTCCTGTTCGAACTTCAGAGCTGGGACGGTTTCATCGTCTTCTACATCTTCGCGTTGCAACGCCATGCGGCGCAGTTTTTCCGCCGCCGTAAGCGGACGGCCTCCCTGAGGGGACGCTGAAGGACGTTTTTCCTGCAAGGTAGGCGCAGGGGTAGCCGCCGGGGAAGTGCCCTCAAAATCGCAGGGAGCCTCCTCCAACGCTTGCTGGTGTATAGCCCAAACCCTAAACGCCTTCTTGGTGAGCGGGTTATAGAGCTTTGTGGCGTATGCCCCATAGTTTTTCAGTTGCTGATGCAGTCTGTTCGTCCCGCCTATCTTGTAGCGTTTGATGTACTCCAAGAACCCCATGAAATCAGTGGGACGGAAGCAGTAACCCAAGTCCTCATCGAAGTAAGCCTGACCCATTAAAACCTGACCCGGAGCCTGAGCAAGCTGGCGTTCCATGAGGAACTCCCTCAGATGTTGCTTAAGGATCTCGGTTTCGGACAACATTTCGTCCCCATTGTCTAGCTTCACTATTTCAATGTTGGATAGGGCTTTGTTGAGGATTTCAATCCATATAGACTCCTTGAGCCGATTCGGGCATCTATGGAGGTACCTGACGCAGTAGTCTGCGAATCTGTCCTGCTTACGCAATTCAGCTTCAGAATAAAACGTCATGTCCTGCCCATTGATCTTCCATACGTAATACGGTGGATCCGATTCAACCTGACGCAAACCCTCAAATGAGAAGTCGCTCACGTAGGTTGAGCTTTTGCCGAACTTGCGTTTGGCGCAGACTGCCTTATTGCAGAAGTCAGCCAGCCAAGGTTCATCACACTGGTAACTGTAGTCACCGTTGATGAAGGAATGAAGAACAGTGCGTTCTAACTCCAATTCATCCATAGGCGTAGCCAGTGAGTTGTTTACGGCCTTGAGCCGTTCCTCATAGTCATCAGGGTTCCTGCTCTTCAGATAGACGCAAGTGTTGAACAGAAACTTGTTTCGGTTATGGTTCTCTTCCGTCACCAGACCCGACAGGTAGAGCCGTTGAAGGCAAGGCGGAGCCTCTGCAAAGGGCATACGAGTAAGCGCGTCCTTGAGTGCGCCCACAGAAGTCCTTCGGCTCCATGCGAGCTCCATTGCCTCTTCAAACCCAAGGGGATTTCCCTCATCGTCGTAGGCGTAGCGTGTCGTGTTGTAGGCATCAAAGTACGGAAGGTTGATCCAGTTGCCTATGGCTTCCGTAGACGCTTGCTTTGGAAAGATCTCAGTATCCTTTGGGAGACCCAACAGAGATACAGTTCTTTCCAGTTGCTGTATTACAGCCCTTGCTTCTGTCTCCTTAGCGAAGAAAATAAAGGCATGCGCTCCTCCACTCTTGCTCTTGAACACCGTAAAGGGCAAGCTATACTTGGCAAAGAAGAAGCAAAACCGACGGGGATCCAAGGGGTATACGTCTATGTCGATAGCCGCGAACCATACCTTGTTGTCCCCCGTCAGCGGAACTATCCCAATGGACTTTGTTCCTTTGATATGCTCCTCGTAAACCTCGTCCGTGATTGCCGTCTTTTCAGTGTATGACGATCCCTTTCGCTTTTCACCTTCCACGTGTGGGGATTTGTCTGGCACGTGAACTCCGTAGCAAGAATCCCTTCCGGTGAAAAGCAGTTTGAATTGTGCCAGCGCGGACATAGAGCCTACCTAGGATTTTTGCAGTACGTATGGAAGTAGTCTTCCCACAAGCCGTTGAGATTGAGCCACGTGTAGAAGTTGGTTATCTGATTGACGATCCGTTCCTCAGCCGTTTCCAAGTCCAGCTTCATATTGATAGCCTTCAAGGACTTGATCTTCGTTGACCCCGTGTCTTCCCATACAGCCACGAGGAATTGGAAATAAGGTATCTCCCAGAACATGCCGTAGACCAGAGGTTGCCAAGACTCGGTATACTTACGTTCATCCTTGAAGTTGCCCGTGGTCTTTATATCGATGATCTTTCCGTACTGAAAATGATCCGAACCCTTGGGGAACAGAACGTCTGCTTTGCCAGCGGTCTTTACCTTGCCGTATCCCGGAACGTCATAAGTCCGTTCGCCCCATACTTGGAACTTGCCGTACATGCACCTGTCCACTACGATCTTGAACTCAGTGCTTCCCGGCAGTTCATGGTTCTTCCAACCAAACTGCATGCACCCTTCCACTCGCTTTTGAACCTGATCTTCAAAATTAATACCCTTGGTGATCTCGGGAGTGGGCTTGAAAGGAGCCCTTTTGATCGTGCTGACCAGCCCTTCATACGCTCTGACCTTCCAGCTTTCGGGGCATCCGATATAGAAGTCAAACGAGTTCAGCAAAGTCGGAGCTATTTTTAATGTTGCCATATGGAGTTCCTTTGAACAGGTATAGGTTTTCTTTGTGCAGCACCATAAGGTAGTACGGAGCCTTTTGCTCAAGCGCGTCCAGCATGAATGCCACCTGACCCGGTTGCCACGTGAAATTAAGAAGCACGTCAGTGAACTTCGCCTGACGACAAACCTTAGCTTCAATAAAGATGACGCGAGAGCCCTTGTAGGCAACTATGTCCGGGAACCCGTTCTGCAACGTGTTCTCTACTCGATAATAGTTCCATCCCTTGGGTTCCAGTTTACGCTTAACGTAATGGTACACCGCGTCCTCTTTGGCATCAGGCTTCCCTCTCCACGCCAATACTGCGGCATAGAGAGAGAAGTTGAACACCTTCATTTCAATGAAGGACACAGCCATACGCTAGAACGCGGCTCCGCCGGGGGTAACGTCAATAGCTTCACCCGCGTCACCCGCTTCCAGCGCAGTGAAGTCAAGCCGCTGTTCGGGAGTGGGCAACGCCTTGCGTTCCTCAGTGACAAGCTGAAGCGTTTCCTTGCCGACGAACCCTGCGAACTCCACATGCAGACCAGCCCACGAGCCCTGATCGTTACTCATGGGAACCGTGGTCAGTGTCCACTTCATGAAGTAGGGAAGAGCCTTGCGTCCGGTTCCCGGGATGAATGTGCTGGTCAGCAAGCGGTTCCACCTACGGGCTTCCTTCAGTTGTGTGGAGGACAAGCAGAGAAGGCAGATACCGTCTTCGATGTAGTCCGGGAACACGATGTAGTATGTGTACGTATCAACGAACTCGTTTCCTGTTCTGGAGATGAGCTTGTTCTTTTCGTTGCGGTGAAGCTCCCCAGTGGCCTCCATCTGAGCGACAATCTCAGGGGCATGCGCCTGAACGAAGCCGCCGCGATTGGGCTTCCATTCGATAAAGTAACGGTCGAACCGTCCCACCACAACGTCAACCGGAGGCTCAATGACCCTGTTGTTGATGTTGTTCAGGAACATGCCTTCTTCCGCGCCTGGGATATGGTTGGGATCAGTGCGCTTGCATTGCGGGGACAGGCTCTGCAGAATGCGAATGAACGGGAACGCAACAACGTCAGCGGAAAGGCTTTCAAAGCCTCCCAGTCCGTCGTCGAAGAGATGGGAATAGTCCTCAGCCTGATTCTGCATGGTTTCCTTGGTCATGATCGCGTCTCCTTGTTTAGCCTATGATGAACTTTTCATAGTCGGTTTTGTCGAAAGCACCGCCAGCCTGAACAGCAAGGTAGTGAGGCCCTAGTTGTGTAAGGTGGTCGACCACGTCCTGGAAGTATTGGCTATGCCCTTCTTCCTCGACAATGATCTTCTTCAGAAGCTGAGCCGACACGTGGTCAATCTCGCTCAGTTTCTGAATGTACTCGTTGTACTTGAATACCGTGTCCCGCTCGAGATCCGCGTCGGTTGCAAAGACAACCATAGGCTCCTGATTGGTGTCCACGTTCTGAGCCGGGGCAACGATAGGAATGCCACCGAGTTCACGAATACGCTCGCTGAGCATCTCAGCATGGCGCATTTCCGAAATGGCGATTTTCTTTACGGCCTTGGCAAACGTAGGGAACATAAGGTTGTCAAGGGCATAGTGGTGTTGCATGTACTGACCGATGGCGACAAGCTCCATCGATCTGGCCAGATTCAGACTGTCTATAGATTCTTGAGGGTTCAAAGACATTGCTTACTCCTTTTCGTTTAGTAGGTTACGCAGTTCTTCTACGTATTCCAACAAGCGCGTCACGTCGTCGCTGGCTATGGACAAGCCGCCGACGAACATGTCATAGTCTCCTACCCGCGACTGAATCTCTTCCAGTTCCTCGTCCGTCATCACTTGCTCCTTTTGATTGTAGTGTTGTAGTAGGTGAACGCGGATACGCACTTGGGAAGATCCTGCAGAGCAATATGGGAATCCCCGTCAAACGACGGGTTTTGCTCGTTAAGCAAACAAAGGTTCTTGATGTACGCCTTCAGGGTCATGGGGTGAACGGTCTGCTTGATGTCCGGGTAAAGGTCGAGGTTGTCCACCAACAGCTCCTTGATCTTGCGCAGGATGCTGGCATCCATCTTGCCAAGCTCCATTTGCGTCTTGAGGATGTTGGATTCACCCCGTTCGTCAAGGAACTTAGCAAACGCCTCCATGTCCGTAATGGTAGGCGACACGTCCATCTTGACCTGCACCTTCTCGCCAGAAGGAAGTTTGATCTCGGACAAGCCGTTCTGCATGAGCAGGTTGGGAATAAGCTCTTTGGAGGTCTTGTAGAACGCGGCCTTGGCTTGCGAAAGCTGTTCTTCCAAGGAGTCTACCGTATCCTTCTGGTTCTTGTACAGCTCCACCAACGCCTTGAGCTTGGCAAGAGAATCCTGCTCGGGAGCCTGATTAGCTACCTCGTCCAGCGTTTCCATCAAATAATCAAAGTCACCCATGATGCGTCTCCTTAGTGGTTAGTTGTTTAAGAATCCGAAAACGATCTCGGTAACGTGCATTCCTTCTTCCGTTACCCAGATTCCACCCTGCTCGTCCCTCACTGCCAAGGGCATGACAATGAGGTTCTTGCGGTCAATCCTGACTACGGCATGGTACTTGCCCTCCTTTGTAATGCGCTTGCTTGCCGAAGCCGAAGGCGGGAATGCCTTGATAAGTTGCTTGCGACTGCCGTCATGGTACAGCTTGAGACCTTCCTCAGAAGGAACAGCCCAAACATCAATCTCAGCGTACACCTTGTAAAGGGGATGCTCAGCGCACTGCTCCAGCACGAAGTCATGAAGTGAACCCTGCATGACGAAGACAGACTTCAAATAGTCCTCTTCCCACGCAACGGCGTAGTTGCCACAAAGGTAGGTTTCTTCAACCTGTGCTCCATTGGCGACGGCAGGAGTGGCGAAGAGTAGACCAGTCAACATGAGCGCGGGGATGTTCATATTAACTCCAGAATGTCGTTAAGGTTGCTGGACATGAAGAAGTCGTTAAGGCTTCTCCCTTCCTTGTTGGACTGAAGAACCTTCTTCTCAAAGTTCACGTTGTACACAAGGTCGATATAGACCGCAGTCTTGTCGCTACCAATACGACTACTGCGTCCTTCCGCTTGCAATCGGTTCTCGGTATTGTAATCCCGAGAATACCAGATCTGCAATGCGGCTCCCTGAAGATTGAGGCCGTAGCCAGCCACCGCCGGATTACAAACGATGCACTGAACACTGCCTTCCTTGAACTGAGCCACTACTTCCCGACGTTCGTCGTCTGGCACCGCACCATACAACATGGCGCAAGAGACGTGCTTGCTGAGGGCCTCATGAAGCATGACGATCTCTTTGGTGAATACCGCGAAGACAAGGAACTGAGCGTCCCCTATCTCGTCCAGCATCTCCATGATGTAGTCCAGCTTGGCATTCTTGCAGTCAATGGCTACGCTCTTGTCTTCCTGACCGCCCTTGATGACCGGATTGAAAAAGCCTCCGCATATCTGCAAAGCCTTTGAACCGATTGAAACCTTGCTCTGAAGGGTCATCATGGTTCCTTGATACATCGCAACGGCAAACTCCTTGAGCTGCTCAAGGAGAGCCTTCTGTACAGGTTCCAGCTTGAATTCAACCGTCCGGTATGTCTTCGGCGGGAGCTTTACATCGTCGTTGGGATCGGTGAATACAGTGTAAGGTTCTACCCGCGCCTTCAATACGTCCACGTTCTTGTACGGCGTGTACTTCGGCGTCATGATGATAAACCGCACATCATCCGGCGCAAGGTTGAGCGTCTGAGCCAGTGAGAAGATATCATTCTGGCTCTTGTGGGAAGCTTCCCAAAGACGCTTGACGCGCTTCCAAAGGAACTCGTCAATCTCCTGGATCTTAGTCACCTTGCGTCCGCCCTTGATCTCAAACGTCTTTTGCATAAGAACGGTGTACTCGCTTTTAAACGACATGAAGGACTGGTTTATGATCTTTGGGCTCATGAAGTAGAACAGTGACCACACGTCCACCACGCGCTTGGCAAGCGCGGTACCAGTAAGTATCAGAGCTGGCCCTCCACACCAGTTACGAACCACGTAGAGCTTCTTCGTTCTCTTAGTGGTAGGCGTCTTAATACGAGTTGCCTCGTCCAGCACGATCATGGTGCGTCCTGAAACAATGAACTTGTCCAGCGCCCAATCCGCAGTATCGTGGGAAAAGGCGTCTACGTGCACAGCCAGAACCTTGAGCCCGTCAAGCTGATTGCGCAAGAATCCAAGCAACTGCGCCTGATACGCCTTTGTCTTGGTAGAGAGGAAGGCCATTGCGTTGTACGGAACAGGGCAATGCGTGGGCAACTGTTCGTCAACCCATTGCGTGTGAACCAGATTGGGAGCCACTACCAGCACCCGATCGATCTCACCCTTAAGGTACTTGTGCGCCATGATGTCAATTGCGATCTTGGTCTTGCCTCGTCCCATTGTGAGGAACAACGCGCCGTTACGCAAGTCCTTCAGCTTGTCAAAAGCCTTCTGTTGGTATGGAAGGGGCTCAGTTAAGAACTGCATCAGCGTCTCCTGTTGTGATCCCAGCTTCGCGCTGAACAAAACGAACGACCTCGCGGTGAGGAATCAAAGGTCGTCCTGCCTTGCGCATGCACTGGATATGCTTCTTGTGTTCAGGATGGTTTACAAGGTAAGAGATACGAGAAGCGTCCTTACCCACCAGACGCGCGAATTGCGTCACAGTGTAGTACGGAACGCCCTCAAGCATCAATGGCGAGTCTTTCATACAAGTGTCCCTCGTCTCTCATGTGAAGCGTTAAGGTTGTCTTGCTAATGTCAGGGCTACGAACGATGTAGCCGTCCTTGCAGTAGTTGTGTATGTCGTACGTATCGCCTTCCTCCACCAGCCAAGGGCGGGCTTCGCCGTCAACGGAGATGCGGAACTCCTTGTCCATCAAGAAGCGCACAACGTTACGCTTATGAGGAGTATTCTGCTTCCTGCGCTCAATCTCCTTGCGCAGTGCAACGGAGGCCTCATTCAGTTGAACGTAGGCAGGATTCAACGCCATGCCCTTGCGACGCATGGCTATGAGAGAATGCTCTGCTCCACTCAAGAGCTTGCCAACCAAGAGTTCCAGTACGCCGTCCATACACTTTGCCTCGTTGTATAAAAGGTAAGACATTCCTACAGGTTGCGTGGGGAGTGCGCCGCCCGGCACTGTAGAGCGTTGTAGTTGCGTTGTAGTCCCGTTGTAGTGGCGTTGTATAAAAGTTCCACGATTACGATCACTTACGGAACTGCGAAAACCGGATAGTCACGTCCTTATACGTTCGTCCAGTGAGGGGATTGGTTTTGTCCCTGAGCATGACGCAAGACGGGAACTTGTTGCGTAGTAGCATCGCCGCCTTAACCCGAAGGTCGTCGTCCCGGTAAAGGTTGCAACCTGAGTTCGTACCCGCTCCAAGTTGATCGTCAGCCGTGAACAGGTTCAGCGTAGCCGTCCTGTAGCCAGCCTTCATCAGTTGGAGTTGCATGTGAAAGTCCTCAAGGA